GAAGAGTTATGGCAGCATGGTGTTGAAACATATGATGAATATGTTCCACGCATCAGGTCTGCCCTTCTCTCTCAAGGACTTGTAGTCGTTCTCCCAACTTACAATGATCTATCCTTTGATATGTTGGCAGGAAAACGAGTTTTAACCGATACAAGTTTATCTTTTATTGATACACTCGTTAATACTGCTGACCAAGAAGCACAATCCGACGGAAGTTTAGATCATTGTCCCAATTTTGTGCCTCAAAGCTGGACCAATCTTTTTGATTGTGTTACCAGCAAGACACATAATTGGGATTATAGCGTTAGAGATGTAATTTGGATCACTAATCTTGATGAGGGTGATTACTTTCCATTTTTTGGAAAGAGCCCTGTCAAGACGTGTTCCAGAGAAAATCTTGCACGCATATTATTAGTGAATCTGTTTCGTGACAACTTTTATACTGACAAAAGACCGAACGGTACACTCGTGTATTTTATTAAGTGTTCCAATGGCACTATTTATACCATAGCCACTGACTATTATCATAATAGTCTTAAAACTGACCCGAGTCCGCTTGCTTTACAAGCCTTTAATTAATCATGTTACTCGTAACTATAATAGGAGTTTTGCCATTCTCTATCAAAATGGTACCCCGCCCACATTATGCCCAAATGGAAAATCAACAGGAAGCTGTTGCCACACACGCCGAAGTCACTCAGTTAACTACTGTAGTAAGCGACGGCCCTGTACAAGAAACAACCGACAGTAACTCTGGTATTGTCCACTTCTATCGCGGAGTTGATCCGTTTCCCGACCAGGGACTAAAACAAGTCCTTTCGCGTAAGTACCGACTTGGTACTTATACTTGGTCCGGATCCGATGCAACTAACGCATTAGTCTTGGCAATAAATTTTCCATACGCCCTTATGCAATTTCCTAACATTCAACAGAAGGTTTCTAAATTTGAGTATTTTCGATCACCAGTTGAGATAGAACTATTGATAGCTGGAACGATGTATCAGTTCGGAACACTTATGGCAGC